ATTTATCGATGAAGATCGAGTATTATGATGTTATATTGAGATATATAGAAGAAATCTTGAAACAAATTACCAATAGGACTTATCAGATTAAAAATAGTATTGAGTTTATGAGGTTTAATTCGGGATTAGGATAATGCAAGAGGATAGACCCTACGTAGAGATAGACCTAGACATTACTGATGTTTTCCTTCTCTATAACTCTGTCAAATTTCATTATGAGAAATGGCCAGGAGGTCATCCTGACGAACAAGTCAGACTTGGATATATGAAGGATTTTTTGTATAGAATCGTATTAGAAGATAAGTTTCAGAACAGGTAATAAATATGTGTAGGGAAACCTATATGTATGGCAGAGTTGATTATTGAAAAGGTAAATGAGGTGTATCTAAAGATCACTTCTGAACCTCATGTAGAATATGAATTGCGTGATCGATTTACTTTTGAAATCGAGAACAAGAAGTTTATGCCGCAGTATCGTAGCAGGCATTGGAATGGAGAAATTCATCTCTACAATATGAAGACAAAGCGTATCTACTGTGGTCTGTTAGACAAGGTAGTTGCGTTTGCAGAAAGTGCTGGTTACAGCTATAAGTTTTTAAATAATAAATTCTATGGACCACCCTTTGAAGTCAATGAACTGATTAGTAAAGGTGGTGTAAAGGATTACATGGAAGCTATTGCCCCTGGTATCAAACCTCGGGACTATCAGATTGATGGTGTCTATGATGCATTAAGATACAATCGTAAGTTATTGATATCCCCTACTGGGTCTGGTAAGTCTTTTATGATTTACTCGGTCGTGCGATATCATGTTGCTAAGGGTAGAAAGATTTTACTCGTTGTGCCAACTACCTCACTGGTTGAGCAAATGTATAAAGATTTTGAAGACTACTCCTGGAACCCTTCCGAACACTGCCATCGCATTTATGCTGGTAGAGATAGAACAAATACTAACGAAGTAACAATAACTACATGGCAAAGTATTTACGAATTAGATAGAAAGTTTTTTGAACCTTACGATGTCGTTATAGGGGATGAGGCACATTTATTTAAGAGCCGCAGCCTTATTGGTATCATGGATAAGTTACATCATGCCAAGTATAGATATGGCTTTACTGGAACATTAGACGGCTCACAGACCCATAAGTGGGTGTTAGAGGGATTGTTTGGACCTTCATACAAAGTTACTCAAACCAAGAAATTACAAGATGAGGGGCACTTAGCCACGCTTGATATTCAGTGTCTAGTTCTCAAGTACAAACCAAAGAAGTTTGATACTTATGAGGATGAGATACAGTTCCTTATTGGTCATGAGAAGAGGAACAACTTTATTACCAATCTGGTTACAGACCTCAAGGGCAATAGTCTAGTGTTGTACTCCAGAGTAGAAGCTCATGGTGCTATACTTTACGACTTAATAAATAAAAAGGTAAGTGAAAACCGGAAAGTATTCTTTATTCATGGTGGTGTGGATGCCGAGGATAGAGAACAAGTAAGGGAGATTACTGAACAAGAAACAGACGCTATCATCGTTGCATCTTACGGAACCTTCAGTACCGGTATTAATATTAAAAACCTTCATAACGTAATATTTGCCTCTCCATCAAAATCTAGAGTTAGAAACTTACAGAGCATTGGTAGAGTCCTACGTAAAGGCAAAGATAAGGTTAGTGCAAAACTTTATGATATTGCTGATGACCTTACCATTGGGTCAAGAAAAAACTATACATTAAATCATTTTATTGAACGTGTAAAAATTTATGTATCAGAACAATTTGATTATGATATTTTTACTATTGATATAAAAGACTAATAAAAGAGAAAATGAGACAAACTAAATTTGATAAGAAACATACTAGCCAGGAAAGAAAAAATATGAGTGACGCATATAAGGGTATTAGGATACCTAAAAGTGAAGTTATAAAGTTATGGTGGAAGAAACGTAAGGAGGAACAATTAAATGGGAATTGAAGATGACTTTTATGCAACAATCAAACTCAAGTGTGGTGATGAAATCTTTGCTAAGGTAGCAGCATCTGATGAAGATGATAGAACAATGCTTTTAATATCAAATCCTATACAAATACAACCTGTTAAAAATAGAGGTTTAATTACTGGTTATAAGTTTGAACCTTGGTTAAAGACTTCTCAAGAAGATTTGTTTGTAATTAATTTAGATGATGTTCTCACTATGTCTGAATCAGAGAACATAGAGATGATTACGAACTATCAGGATTATATTAGAAAATCGAATCAAGGTAACTTCCATAAACTAGATAGGAAGATGGGATACCTAGGAAATGTTAGAGACACCAAGGAGGTTCTGGAGAAACTTTATAAGTCTTCTTAAAGACCTTATAGTATCCTTATCTTCGGGGACAAGCCTAGTCTATACGATATTTGATACCTTGTCAACTATTGAATTTTGTGTTATAATAAAAACAACAAAAAATACCATTATGCCCAAACCCAGAAATGCTGAACACTATGTGAATAACAAAGAGTTCCTTAATGCTCTTGAGAATTATTTTGCACAAGTAGAAACAGCAAAACTTAATGATAAGCCTAAACCACAGATCCCTAGGTATATTGGTGAGTGTTTTTTGAAGATTGCAAACCACCTATCATATAAACCAAACTTTGTGAACTACATGTTCAAAGATGATATGATTTGTGATGGTATTGAAAACTGTGTAAGATACGTTCATAATTTTAGTCCAGAAAAGTCAAAGAATCCATTTGCATACTTTACCCAGATTATCTACTATGCATTCTTGAGGCGTATTTCTCAAGAGAAGAAGCAACTTGAAATTAAGAATAAGATCCTTGAGAGAACTGACTTTGATGAGGTGTTTGATGCAAATGATCTTGATATTGGTAATTTCTCAGAGTATAACTCAATTAAGGACGCAGTTCATCAAAAGCTGAGAGGTAATTAATACTTGGAGAAGTAGAATGCGCGTAGCTATAATTGCAGACACACATTTTGGCGCCAGGAAGGGTTCTAAACTTTTTCATGATTACTTTCGACAATTTTACGAAGATGTCTTCTTTCCTACTATAGAAAGAGAAGGTATCGATACTGTCATTCATATGGGCGATGTTTTTGACAGTAGAAAAGGTATTGAATTTAAATCACTGAAGTGGTCAAAGAAAGTTGTGTTTGATCCTCTTATAGAGAAGGGTATCACTATGCACCTTATGGTTGGTAACCATGATGCATACTATAAAAACACAAACACTATTAACGCTGTTGATCTTCTTCTGCAAGAATATGATAATGTTAAAATTTATTCTTCTCCCACAGAAGTATCTGTAGGTGGTCTCCCCATTTTATTCATTCCTTGGATCAATGAGGAAAACCAGAAAGAAACAAATAGTATCATCCAAAAGACAAAGTGTTCAGTTGCAATGGGACACCTTGAACTCAACGGATTCGTTGCAACTCCAGGTCACATCATGGAGCATGGCCATGATGCAAGAAGCTTCAATAAGTTTGCCAAAGTGTTTTCGGGCCATTACCACTCTAGATCCGACAATGGGACAGTTTATTATCTTGGCAATCCTTATGAAATGTTCTGGAATGATGCTGAAAGTGTTAGAGGCTTCCATATTTTTGATACTGAGTCCCTGGAACATATAGCAGTAAATAACCCATACAGATTGTTCTACAAAATCTTCTACGAGGATACTGACCATCAAACATTCAATACTACAGAGTATGAAAATAAGATTGTCAAACTCATCGTAAAGAAAAAGACTGACACTAAGAAGTTTGAGAAGTTTATTGATAAACTTTATACATCTGGTGTTGCTGACCTCAAGATTGTAGAGAATTTTCAGTTGATGGACACTGAAGATTTTGAGGCTGAAGAGTCGGAAGATACAATGTCTATCCTCAATAGATATATTGATGAGACGGAGACAGAGTTAAATAAAACAGTTATTCAGTCTCTGATTAAAGACATATATCAAGAGGCATGTGAGGTTGTCTGATGTATATCATCACAGTTTCGGGAAAGGAAAAGGAGGGAGCATACTCTGTTGTTGATGGCAACGGAGAACAGGTTCTATACATCTTCTGTGAAGAGGATGATGCCGAGAGATACGCACTACAACTGGAAGAACTTGACTATCCAGAGATGAATGTGTTAGAAGTAGAAGACGAGATAATGATCAAGACCTGTGAGATGCATGACCATAGGTATACTGTTATTACAACTGATGACATTGTGATTCCACCAGACCAAGATGATAATTTTTAAAAAGATTGCCTGGTGTAACTTCTTGAGCACCGGGAACCACATGACAACGGTTGACCTAGACAAGGAACAGACTACCCTGATCATCGGATCAAACGGTGCGGGTAAGTCTACAATTCTTGATGCTTTGACCTTTGTTTTATACGGTAAGTCATTCCGTAAGATTAACAAGGCGCAGTTGATAAACTCTACCAATGATAAGGGTTGTCTAGTTGATATAGAATTTGATGTAAATTCTGTCAACTGGAAGATCAAACGTGGAATCAAACCAAATATTTTCAAACTGTATCGTAATGATGAAGAATTAGATCAGTCTCACTCCGCTCTGGATCAACAGAAGTGGTTGGAACAGAATGTTCTTAAGATGAATTATAAGTCATTCACACAGATTGTGATCCTTGGTTCGTCTACATTTGTACCCTTTATGCAACTCCCAGTAGCATCACGTAGGGAAGTTGTGGAGGATTTGTTGGATATAAAAATCTTCTCTTCCATGAATGATGTAATTAAGGGTAAGATTAGAAAGATTCGTGAAGAGGTAAAGACTCTAGAACTTAAGAAAGAGAGTCTAAAAGATAAAGTTGATATGCAAAAAGACTTTATTGATAAGAATGAGATGCAAAGTAAGGGTGATATCAGTGACAAATTAGATAAGATTGAAAAACTGAATACAAATGTTCAGACATGTTTTGATGATAGTGCAAAACAAGAAAATAAACTACTTGGTCTTAGAGAGCAACTACAGGATGTAGAGAATTCATCAGAAAGATTGAGAGAGTTTGGTAATATAAAAGGTAAATTGTCTCAACGTATACAAACTATTGTTAAAGAACATAAATTTTTTACCGAAAATACGGTTTGTCCTACCTGCGAACAGGATATTGAAGAATCCTTTCGATTAAATAGAATCAGTGACTCTCAAAATAAAGCAGAAGAATTGCGTGAAGGGTTTAACCAACTCCAATCCGCAATTGAAAAGGAAGAGTTGAGAGAATCACAATTTAAACAACTGTCCTCACAAATTTCAAACACACTTAATGGCATCTCTTCTTTCAATGTACAGATTACTGGTTTTCAACGACAGATCGGTGGACTTGAATCGGAAATTCAAACTATTACCAACCAGATCAAAAACAGAAATATTGAACATGAAAAGTTAGATACATTAAGAACCAGTCTAGATCAGACCTATGATGATCTGGTAAAGCGTAAAGATGATATTTCTTACCACGATTTCATCTATGGTCTTCTTAAGGATGGTGGCGTAAAGTCGAAGATCATCAAGAAGTATCTTCCATTGATTAACCAACAGGTTAATAAGTATCTACAGAAGATGGACTTCTATATTAATTTTAAACTGGATGAGGAGTTCAACGAAACTGTTGAGTCTCCTATCCATGAGGATTTCTCCTACGCATCTTTCAGTGAAGGAGAGAAGATGCGGATTGACCTGTCACTCCTATTCACCTGGAGGGAGATTGCTCGTGTCAAGAACTCTGTCAATACCAATCTTCTTATTATGGACGAGGTATTTGATAGTTCATTGGATGGTTTTGGTACTGATGAGTTCCTTAAAATTATTAGATATATAATAAAAGATGCTAATATCTTCGTTATTAGTCACAAGACTGGTATGGAAGACAAGTTTGAAGATGTTGTCAAATTTGAAAAGCATAAAGGATTCTCTAGAAAACTCTAATGACTAAGTATATAAAATTTATTGGTCTGATTAGTTTCTTCGTTCTTCTGGGTGGAGGAATTATTCACGGTCAGTTCCATTCATATAACAGTACTATCCCTCACGTTCATCCTGAGGCTGGTACTATTCATCTCCATTAATTACAGTTTTACAAATGTTAGTAAAGTAACACAAAGTTCCCTATATAATGTAGTGATATGGAGAACATTATGAAAGACCTTTTATCACGGAACGAACTAGCATCTTGGAAGTGGGATGAAAAAACCGCTACTGAGGAATCAACCGATCAAGTCACAGATTACTTCCAATGCATTTCGGATTGTGAGATTATAGATAGTACAGCAAGGAGGTTTTGCCGTCACATTCTTACAGATACTTAAGTAAATCCTACAAGGAGAAAACTGATTAAAGACCCTCCAATGCTTCTCGCCTTGGGGGGTTTAGTTTCTATATAATGGACAGCTGACAAACTGGCTGACCCATCCCCCAAACCGTTCCCACGGGATGTATTATAGCTATATTGAGACCAGAATACCACATGATCAACTACCAGATCAAGTCACAACTCGCTAAGCTCCTTGCCACAGAGGACCTGGTAGTGGAGAACCGTACAGTCGAAACCGCACAGTTTGATGTAGAGAGACGTGTCCTGACACTTCCTATGTGGAAGTTGGCATCTAATGACGTATATAATATGCTTGTGGGTCACGAAGTTGGTCACGCTCTTTATACTCCTAATGACTGGACCTGGGAAGATCGTATTCCCAAACAGTTTGTTAATGTGGTTGAGGATGCACGGATTGAGAAACTGATGAAACGTCGGTATCCCGGTCTAGCAAAAGACTTCTACAAGGGTTATGAAGAACTTGCTGAAGATGACTTCTTTGATATTGAGGAAAGAGATGTTAGTAATATGAATCTGGCTGACCGTGCTAATCTTTACTTTAAGATTGGTAGGTTTGTTGATATTCCTGTTCATGATAAGAAGGAACAGGATATTCTCGATATGATGGGAGAGTCTGAAACTTTCAGTGATACCGTGATGGTTGCTGAGGCTCTTTACAAATATTGTAAAGATGAGCATGATAAAGAGAAGGTTGCTGATATTCCCGCTAGTAGTAATCAAACTGGTTCTGGTGAGGGTGAATCCCAACCCCAGTCTAATCAAGATGATGGTAATGAAGAGGGTTCGTCTATTGAGAGTGACTCCGACACTTCTGGTGGGTATTCTCAACATACTGATCCATCCAATTCATTGGAGGTTCAGACTGATAATGCCTTTGAACAGGGAGCTCAAGAGTTCAATGGTGATATCTCTAGAGGTAGTAGACTTTCTAATTATGTTGAAGTCCCTAGGATTAATATTCCCCAGATTGTTGTTACCAATAAGAAAATTCATGAGGAACTAGAAACTTCTTGGTACGAACAACAGAATCCTCAAGAATACTATTGTCCTTATAGTGAGAAGAAAAAACTCACTAAACCCAAAAACTTCGATAATGTTAACAATACTTACAATGAGTTTAAGAAGTCTGCTAGTAAAGAGGTTAACTATCTTGTAAAGGAGTTTGAGTGTAAGAAGTCTGCAGATTCATATTCACGTTCATTCACTTCTAAGACTGGGACTCTTGATTGTTCTAAACTTCATACCTACAAGTATAACGAAGATCTATTTAAGAAGGTCAATGTAATTCCTGAAGGTAAGAATCATGGTCTTATCTTTATCCTTGACTGGTCAGGTTCGATGGGTGACAGTCTACTCGACACCATCAAACAACTCTTTAATCTTGTTTGGTTTTGTGACAAAGTAAACATTCCATTTGATGTCTATACTTTCACTAATAGATACCTAAAGGATCAATGCAGATATGTTGATAAATGGGAAGACTCTGAAGTACAAGAATGTATTGAGAATCAGTTTATGATTTCTCCTGACTTCAGTCTCATGCACTTCCTTACGAGTGATGTGAACAAGAGAACTCTTGACAACCAACTGAAGAACATCTTTCGTGTGGCCTTTAGTATTACTCAGTGGGGTGACTTTAGTTTCCCTAGTCAATATTCACTATCGGGAACACCCCTCAACGAAGCCATTATTTGTCTCCATGAATTGATTCCTCAGTTTCAAAAGAGGAATAAGGTTCAGAAGGTTAATACAATTATTCTAACTGATGGTGAAGCAAATGTTCTCCCATTCTTCAAACTGAATAATTATTATGGTGACGATCGTATGGGAACATGTCGTGTCTATGGTGGTGACTTTGTTCGTAATCGTAAGACCGGACACACTTATCAGATTGGCCACGATTATTGGAGGTTTACTGAGATTCTTTTGAAAAATCTCAAACAAACTTTTCCTGATGTTAATACCATCGGCATCCGTATCGCTAACAATAGCGACTTCAAAGGATTTGTCCGTCGTTACTCGGACACTATTACCGACGATGCTTACAAGAAGATTAAAAAGGAGAAGTTTGTTGCTCTGAAGTCCGCTGGATATACCTCATACTTTGGTATGTTGACCTCTGCACTTGGTAATGATACTGATTTTGATGTTGAGTCTGGTTCAACGAAGGCCCAGATTAAGTCTGCCTTTGTTAAGAATCTTAACTCTAAGTCTCTAAATAGAAAGGTATTGAGTCAGTTTGTGGATATTATTAGTTGACCACTTGAGAAACTGTCACAACGACCACCACGCAGGGGTGGTTTTGTCCTATAATATTGTTATTGAAACACACAACACACATGGCACTGTCCTTAGAATACATCACTTCTTCTCTCAGTAACTTGTATGGAACTGAGGTTGTTACTGCCGACATTCGTGCATGGTGCGTCATGAACGACACCACATATAATACCGTCACTCGTAAGCTGGAAGAATTTAAAGTCGGTCGTGGTAAGTGGAACTTTACTGTCCAAGACAAACTGGAACAAGACTATAAAGCACCAGCAGCTCTTCCTGTAATCGAACAAAACCTTATCCCTTCAAAAGATGATACCTTCGTCAAGTTTGGTAACTATGCGGATATTAAAAAGATTATTCAGTCCCGTTTATTCTATCCTGCGTTTATTACAGGTCTTTCTGGAAACGGTAAGACCTTCCTGGTTGAACAGGCCTGTGCAGCACTCAAACGGGAATTAATTCGTGTCAACATCACAATCGAAACCGACGAAGACGACCTTATTGGTGGGTTTCGCCTTATTGATGGTAATACTGTATGGCATAATGGGCCAGTTATTGAAGCATTGGAAAGGGGAGCTGTCCTCCTTTTAGATGAGGTTGATCTGGCTTCTAATAAGATTCTTTGTCTTCAGTCTATCCTTGAAGGTAAGGGTGTCTTCCTCAAAAAGATTGGTAAGTTTGTCCAGCCCAAGGACGGTTTTAATGTCATTGCTACCGCCAATACCAAAGGTAAGGGTTCAGAAGACGGTAGGTTCATTGGTACTAATGTTCTCAACGAAGCATTTCTTGAGCGTTTTTGTGTAACCTTTGAACAGTCTTATCCGAATTCTTCAACCGAGATTAAAATTCTTTCTTCAAGTTGTAGCGACCAAGAATTTTGTAAGCACTTGGTTGACTGGGCAGATATCATTCGTAAGACTTTTTATGATGGTGGTATCGATGAGATAATTTCCACCCGTCGTCTGGTTCATATCGTTCGTGCTTATTCTATCTTTAGTAACAAGGCCAAAGCACTTGAGGTTTGTATCAACCGATTTGATGAAGAAACCAAGTCTGCATTTATGGAGTTATATGAC